AGCGCTTCCGGGGAAACATATCGAAACGATTTAGCGAGCGATAAGGAACGTCCATTGGCTGAGGCTACGACGAACACCACCACCATCATCGCACGCGCCGACCAGCACGATATTGATCTGCACAAGGAAGTCGAACGTCTCGCGCGTCGCCTTTCCCGACTTCCTCGGGGTGCGTTCTCGGACTGCGCGAACTCCAGGGCAGCCGGCACCCACTCGGTGCCGTCCGGCCTCTCTCCCTTGAACGATGCAGTACGACGCGATGGCCTCTCCTGATAGCAGCGAAGCCACTCAATCCACGTCCTGAAGTCCGTATCCAAAGCAAAGAGCCTCCACGACCTCTAGGCTGTGGAAGCTCGAACGAGTCTATCATCGCCTATCGCACGGCCTTGAAGCCTTGGCGCGAGTTGCCCCATGACGGCAACCTTGCCGACCGCGTCCACCGCTCCGATCACGGGCTTCAGAGCCTTCATCTGCTCTGCGATTCCCTCGTCTGGCCTTGGCCGCCGGGCGCGTATGCGTTCACGATGCCCACGTACACGACGTTCAGCGCCACGAGGTCCGATGTCCTCGACTGTCCTCTCCGTCGAGCGCCTGGGCGCGTACTCCTCGCCGCAGACCTCCTTGACGAACTCGTACTGCAAGCGGTAGCGCTCGCGGTTCGACTGCGCCGCGCTCACCTCGTCCATCTTGTCGCTGATGCCCAGCGTCAGCTTCGGAAGCTCCACTGCGTTGCCCTTGGTGTCTCGATACGTGACCATCTTTCCCTACCTTTCAACGAAAAAGCCGTGACGCTCGATTGCGCCACGGCTCATTCTATCATGCTATCCGCTGCCGACGACAGCCTCGCCGACCTCGGCGGAACCGACCCTCGCGGTTCCTTCTACGCTTTTGGGACGAACTTCACGCCCTCGGTTCCGAGGCCGGTCACGCTGCCCTCGACGGGGTCGCCGTTAAGGCTGATGGTGAACGTCAGGATGCCGTCAACGGTGTTCAGCGTGTCGCCCACGACGGTCGCCTCCTGCCACATGAGCGCCTTGGTGGCCTGCCCCGTCTCCACGTCGGGGCGCACGAACAGGAACGGAACCTTGGCCGCGCTGCCCACGGGGAACGAGTTCAGGTACTCGTCCATGAACTTGTACAGCGGGTTGTCGCTCTCCAGCGCGATTTCCTGCGGAAGCTCGGGGGCGTATCCGGTCACCTCGTTCGTGTCGTTCTTGAAGCAGATGTACGACTTCGTCTCGGTGTTGGGGTTGTACGCCAGCTCGAACTGCGTCGACAGGTCGATGGGCACCCACTTGAATGTGCCCTCGCCGGCGCTCGCCCCCTTCAGCGTGTCAATGAGCGGTACGAACAGGTTTCGCGTCAACTGTGCCATCTTCTACTCCTTCTCCCAGTACGTGATGCGTGCTTGGAACATGTACCTCGCAAGATGTTCCTCCTGATAGGTCGCGGCCAGCGACGGGATGTTCTGGAGCGATTCTATCGCCCTGATTGTACACTTATCGCCGAAATCTGGCACGTTCCCGGCCTTGAGCTGCGCGTCGCACCAGTCGAGCCACAGCTCGCCCCACGCCTCGGCCTCCGCGTTCACCGTGTCGAACCCAGACGACCAGTCGCACACCATCACGAGCGCGAACGTGAACTGCCGCTCCACCGTGCCGTCGATGAACTCCCGCACCTTCGCGTCGTTGTACACGGTGTTCACCGTGCGCTCGCCTGCGGTCAGCTCCGTGGCGTTCAGCTTCAGGTACCCGTCGAGCCCCGGGTACGTCCTCAGCCACTCCACGACCGCTTCGGTCTTGCCGTGCATCCCCATCGAATCACCTCCCGAGGTACGCCGTCGCGGCTCGTGCCAGCTCCTGCCCGTGGGCTGCTGCGTAAGCCCTGTCCCACTCAGCCGTAGCCAGCGAGTGCCGCTCCTTGGAGAACTTCAGCGACGTGCCGCGGTAGATGCGCCCGGCGTACGACGTGCTGTACGTCACCGCGAACGGCTCGGCCTCCGCTGAGCCGTCGAGGTAGCCGTTCCTGAACGGGACGTACGGGGACATCCCCCGCATCGCCTCGGTCGCCATGAACAGGCCCAAGTCCTCGTCCGACTTGATTCTATCGACCTTGCGCGGAATCCCGTCGAGGTCCAGCGTCACCGTGGCCACGCGCACGCGCCTCCTCTCTCCTAAACTGGACTAATCTGAACTAACCTAATCTAATCTAAACCGGCAGTCATTTTGCAGGCAGTTGCACGCAGTTTGCATGCAGTTTGCAAGCACCGAGGCAGACGCTAGTCTCTTCTCGCCTTCCGCCAGATTCTGAAGCCGAAATAGGCCAACATGCAGATTGCAGGCGGAACGTCTGCAAACGCTTGCAGGGCGCTTGCAGAACGCACGCACGCTACGCCCCCTCGGCATAGACGACGCTCGCGTACTTCAGGCACCCGACCTCTGGAGCGGACACGGCACCGTTGTTGCGCAGGTCGCGGAACGCCGTCACCTCGCAGTGCGGCTTGCCCTCCACTGCGGCGATTACCTCTTGGCGCGTCATGTCGCCCTGTACGGCCACGGAACCCTCCATCAGGTAGTCGTGTAGGGATAGCGTGTAAACGCCCGCTGTAGCGCCTTTCACAGCCTCTGGAACCCATTCACGATATGGCTTGAAGGTCGCGGTTCCGTCTGGCACCTGGACCTTGACCGTGCGCTCGAAGTGCACCGTGCCGTCAGCGTCGGTCGTGCGCGTCAGCGTCTCGGCCCACAGCGCCGGATGCAGAACGAGGGGACGGTACCTGTCCGCCCCCTCGCCCGAATCCCTGGCGCAGATGCGGTTGAACACGGTCACTGTGCTGTCTAGCAGCCCGTCAACGTCGATGTTCACACCGCACCCCCTAACGCGCGTCGTTGTAGGCCACGCAGGCGCTCACAAGCTCAACGGGCAGCATCCTGCACACCTCGTGGTACGCGGACGCCTCGGCAGCCGTGGCCTCGCTCGAAGCTCCCCCGCCGAACGAGAACGAGTTCACGCCGTTGTTGAAGCTCGTCACCTCGGTGCCCTCGGACTTCGCCTTGCGCGCCTTCTCGATGCCCTGCATCTGGTCAACGAGCCAAGCCATCGCGACCTTGACCTTCTGGTACTCGCCCATCTGCTCCAGGTCGGCGACGACCCTCTCGGACTTCAGGCGGTTGAGCGTCCAGCCGTCGAGCAGCATTTCGGCCCTCGGCTCGGCTGTGGCGAAATCCTTCTCGTCGAGCGCCCCGCCAAGCTCCCCGTACTCCTCGTAGGTCACGTACACCGCGTTTCACCTACCCCTTCGCGGGGATGACCCCATCGGCGATTTTCGCCGCCGTGACGGCCTTGTCCTTAATGTTCTCGGTTGCGACGGCGTTCGACCCGATCTTGCCCGCGCCGACGGCCGACGTGCCGATTTTCGCGGACGTTACGGCTCCGTCGGCGATGTTGCTCGTGCCGATGCCGCCTGCTGCGGACAGGGCCGCGAGCTGGCTCTCGATTGCGTTCAGGCGATCGGCGGTGATGACTTCCCCGTCCTTCCACTTGTGCTCGGTGTACGCAGGTGCTGTTGCCATTTCTCTCTCCAATCGACAAGGGGCTGAGGTCGCCAGACCCCAGCCCCTGATTGCTATTCTGTCCCGACCTTGGCCGAACCGACCTTGGCCGAGCCGACTTTCGCCGTGGCTGGGCTAGGCTGCTCCCCCGCTAAAAAGCCACCGTTGCGACGGCGACGACCTGCGGGCGCATAACCTTGGCGCCGTAGACGTGCAGACCCTTCACGGCGTCGGCGAAGCGCTTCTCGGGGCGGTACGCCTCGGTCTTCAGAATCTGCTGCGCGAACGTGCCCTGAATCGGGGACGAACCCACGATGGAGTACACGGTCGTTGTGCCGGAGCCGCCCTTGGCCTCGGACGGCACGTTGTTGGACGTGCGAATCTCGAAGCCGGCTGCGCGGTAGACGGTGCCCTCGGTGAGGCGGGCCTGCGACGCGTCCGCGGGCACGGCCACGAATCGCGGGTCGAGCAGCATGAAGCCCTCGAACTCGGGCGGGACGACGACCTTGCGCTCCTGCTTGGGCAGGTTGGCCTTGTCCAGCGCCGTCTTCATCTTGACAAGCGTCTCGTACGCGTTGTCGGCGGTGATGGTGATGGGCGCTGCCTTCTCGCCGAGGCCGTCCTTCACGGTGCCGCTCGTTGCGAGCAGGTTGCCGAGATACTTGTCGCAGACATCGGCGAAACCGTAGCCGGCACGCTGGGTGGCGGTATCGATCAGGGAAATCTTCGACTGCACCTCGTTCACGTCGCAGACGCTGATGTTGAAGTACTTCGACTGGTCGATGTCGAGCGTCAGGTCTTCGACCTTAACGTCGTCGGGCGATGCGATGTCGGTATCGCGGCCAAAGTCCTTGATGGTCACGTCTCCGACCTGCGCGATGTGGACGGTATCGCCCGCCTCGGTAATCTCGCCCTCGTAGTCGGTGTTGAACAGCTCGGCGTAGACAAGCTCCTTGTCCAGCGCCTCAAGAATCTTCGCAGACCAAACCTGCGGGATGAAGTGGTCGGTAGCCATCGCTACTCCTCTCTTACTTCTGGTTCGACAGAACCGTGTTTACCTCGTCCATGTGGGCGCGAATCTCCTCGACGGACATGCCTTTCAGGTCTTCGATGTTCTGGATGGCCCTGGTTCCAGCCGCAGAGCCGCCGTTCCCGCTCGCTGCGGGCATCTTCTTTACGGTCTGCTGCGGGTTCTGCCAGACACCCTCCGCATCGCTGACGATGCCGCCCAGAATCGCGGCAACGTCCATGTCGGGGTTCGCCTTGGCGATTGCGTACGCCTTGTCCGCGACGGCATCGCGCACGATGTCGTTCACGAACTTCTTGTCGCCCACCGCATTGCCGAACTTCTCGTCGAATGTTGCGCGCTTCTTGGCCTCCTCGTCGGCCTCGGTGCGCTTCTTGGCGGCCTCCTCGTACTCGGCGATCTTGGCCTTGAGGCCGTCCACGTCTGCCGATTCCGCGGCCTTCTTGGCCTCGTCGAGCGCCTTGTTGGCGTTGTCCAGGGCCGCTTGGGTCTCGGTGAGCCTCTTGGCCTTCTGCTCGACCTCGGCGACGGTCTTGTAGTTCTCGCCGACTGCCTTCGCGATAGCCTCGGCCGGATCGCCCTCGATTCCGTTCGCCTTCAGGATTTCCTCGATGTTCTGCAATGTCCTCAACCCTTCTAAAGTCATGATTAAGCTCGGCCTTCCCGAGCAGGACGGGTGCGCGAATGAAGCTCCGCGCGGGCTGAGTGTATTATAAAGCAAAAGGCCGACACTCACGTAGAGCATCGGCCTTCCGTCGCCACTTTCTCGGCGTTGCCTGCGTCCTAATTGTATCACATGGAGCGGACGTATTCCATGTGGCGCGTCTTTTTATTCGGTTTGAACGGCTTGTGCCTGCCGTACCTCCCGAGTCTGAAACTCGTTCAAGGCCCTCTCCTAGTCTTCCTGACCGCGTAGCGGCCTCCATCCGTCCTCGACCTGCGAGGCCTCGAACTCGCGCATGGGCTCGTTCGTCTCCAAGACCTCCCAGTGCCCGCCCCTGATTGTAGCTAAGCCGAAGCCTTGCGAGCGGTCCTTTACGTCCGTGTCCACCCAGCGGAAGTGAAGTTTGTGCGCGTGGGCCTTGCCGTGGCACCCGCTGGTGTTCCCGCTTCCGCAGAGCGTGATGGTCGGCTTTGGAAGCTCGACCCCGTGACAGTCGTACATCTTCCCCGCTGAACGCCTCACGATGTGGTGCTGGTTGAGCGGGTACGTGGCCCCGCACACCGCGCACCGGTTGAGCTTGACGCTGCAACCCCTCATGAGCGGTCGAAGGTATATCGGCATCGTGTCGACCTTAGCCATTCTGCACCATCTCCAGCATGTCGTTAATCATGGCCGCCTGCGGGACGGCCAGATGCGTGATAGCGTCCATGGCGAACGCACCCGAATACGACGGGCGCAACCAATGCGAAGATGCCGAGCGTGGCCGCGACGAGCGGTACTTGTCGTAGCCGAACGCCTCGTCGGTGTCGCATACGCCTACGTCCTCCCTGTCGGTTCTGCGCTCGCCGTTGAGGTACACGAACGCGCCGTAGTCGCCGTATGCCATGGCTATACCCTCCTCCGCCGTCCGCCTCGCGGCGCGTTTTCATCGGTAATCATTCGTCCACCTTGGATATGGCCGGCGCCGACGTATTTCCGGGCAAGGCCCTCGAAGTCGTCGAGGATGCAGTCGATTCGGTAGACTGCACCGTTGAGCGGGTGCCTTGCCGCTGCCCTGACGTCGTGGCCTTCGTTCGCCAAGACCTCGAATACGATTTTGCCACCGACTTTGAAGCCGCGGTCGTTCTTGTGAATCTCGAATGTCTCGGTGCCGTTCACGCTGCCTATCTCCCGCATCGTCGCTCCCCTACTTGATGATGAGCGACTGCCGCGTGATTCGCTCTGCGCCCTTGATCGCGTCCGGCGTGCCGTCCCTCATCGCCTTGTCGATAGCCGCGCCGAGTTTCTTCTTGTCGATCTTCACGACCGTCTCGACCGTCTTGAACTCGTCAGGGACGAGCTTCTCGTCGGTTATCTCGGTGCTCGTGGACTTGCGGAAGCTCAGGCGTACTTTCGGCGTGTCGAGCTTCCTGTCGCCGTGCGACTGCATCGAGAATGCCAGGTATTCCTTCAGCTGCTCGACCCGGCGCTCCTTGGCCTTGCGGCGCTCGGTCAGCGCCTTCTCCTCTGCCTTGAATGCCGCGACCTCGGCGTTCAAGTCCTTGATGAACAGGCCGACGGCCTCCAGCTTCGCCTCGCGGCTGGCCTCCAGTTCCTCCAGCTCGTCGCACGTGAAGACCTCTCCGGTCGACTCGTCCAACGCGAAACCGTTCTCGATGACCTGTGCGATCCGTCCGTCAATCTCGTAGAGGTGCATGTCTTCTCCTTAGTCCAGAAAGCTGTATTCGTGAATGTATCGGGCGATGGACGCTCTTGCGTCGTCCAAGCTCCCAAAGTGGATGTGCGCGTCGGTGTATCCGTCCGACCATTCGAGGTCGCCGATGCGTCCGGTGCGCGTGAACCCCGTGGCCTCAAGCCTCTTTACCGCGCTCGCCATGGTGCCGACCTCTCGGATCTGGTGCAGCACCTTGTGGGCGTTGACGGTTACGTACTCGATGTACATGTCCGCTACCCCTCGATGTCGAGCGCCTTGGCCTTCGTCGTGAAGACCTTCTGCTTGGCGTCCTCGGTCTCTGCCCTGAACTTGCGAATCATTTGAGGCTCCCTTCAATTGCCTTGGCTATATCTTACCAAACGTGTATCAACTTTGCAACAACTTCATTAGAGAAAAAGGGGCCGAAGCCCCAGTTTCTAGTACGGCTCGTAGCGACCGCGCTCTACGTTGTTCGCGTATACCTTGCGGGCTGCGTCGTGCAGCTCCGCGTCAGTCGTGCCGATGCTATCCATGAGGTTCACGCACGACTGAATCACGTCGAAGCACTCGTAGACGATGTCCTCGCGCATCTCGGGCGTGATGGATCCCGCGCCATCGATCCCGGACGCCTGCCACGCCCCGAACACCTCCGCGGCCTCCTCCAAGGGCTTCAGCGCCTGAGCCTTCGGCTCGGCGGGCTTCGTGAACGGCTCGACCTTTAGAACGTATGTCTTCATCTGCTCCTCCAATGTCCGAATACCAACCGGTGCGCGTAGTTGTCGGCCTTGCCCGGCTCCACGTCGATATCGTCCTTCTTGCCCGCCCTCAGGCAGTACCTGAGCACCTGCCCGAGGCTGTACGCCTTGTCGGGCGGCAGACCCTCGACGACCCTCTCGATGATGTCGATAGGCTCGACCTCGCCAGCGTACCGTTCGGGGGCGTCGACCTTCTCGCCCGCGTTGATATACCTTCCGCGCGGGGCAAGACTCTCGCAGGCTTTTCGGTGGGCCCCATCCCGATACATCCTCTAGTACTCCTCGAACCCGGCGCGCTCGCACTCCTCGTCATCCGAGACCGCGTGGTCCTCGAAGAACCTCAGCGCCTCGGTGCAGCTCACGGTGCCCCGGTTCTCATCGACCCATTCGTCGTAGGCCAGACCGCAGACGCCGATTGTGCCGGAGTCCAGGTACATGAAGTGCCTGCAGTAACAGCACTGCTTGGGGCACTTCTCGGTGATGCCGTCCCTCATGGCGCTCTCGATGTTGTTCATTGTTGGCTCCCTTCAACTGCCTTGGCTATATTCTAAAACAGTTGTATCAACTTTGCAACAACTTTTCGTAAAGAAAAGGGGAGCGCGAGGCTCCCCGGATGCGTCAACCGGCACGTTGACATACGAAGCGGCTTGCTCCAGTTCAGGCAGTCTTGCATACAAACGCAATACGACTGATGCGATACGGCTGATTAGTCCATTGGCCAGTCCATCAGTTTAGAACGGGATGTCCTCGTCGATGTCCTCCGGGACGGGTGCACTTGCCGTCTCGCGTCGGCCCATGAACTCGATATCGTCCACGATCACCTCGATTTTGGAGCGTTTCTGCCCGTCCTTCTCCCAGCTCATGTAGCGGAGCTTGCCGAGGATGCAGACCTTGGTTCCCTTGGTCAGCATTCCCGCGAGCTTCTCGGCGCGGGTGCCGAACATGGTGCAGTCCACGAAGTTCGGGCAGTCCTCCCATTCGCCCGTCTGCTGGTTCTTCCTGCGGTCGTTCACCGCCACGCCGAAGCCCAGAACGGCAGTGCCGCCCTGAGTGCGGCGAAGCTCCGAATCGCGCGTGAGGTTTCCCGAGATGTTCACGATGTTGATGCTCATAACCTTCTCCTAGAGTGTCTGGACGGCCAATACCGTCATGAGTGTGTAGATGATGTACGACGCGACGCGGACCCCGACGGTCCAGCGCTCGGCATCGACCAACAGGTAGCCGGTGCCGAGCCAAGCCAATACGAGGATCACGCCGCGCAGGGCCTCGGCGCTCATCGCCCACCCGTGAGGCTGTCCACCGCGTCGCGGTTCTCGGCGGTCTTCCTCTTTATCCAAGATTCCACGACGGCCTGCGCAGTGGTGATGACCCTCGACGGCGCGTCCTTCCACTGCGTGAAGCCGGCGGCCTTGAGCGTCTTCGTCTTCTCGAGCGCGTCGAGGATGTCGGCCGCCTCCTTGCCGGTCAGGAAGGAAAACTCGTTGCAGGCGCCTTGGAAGGCCTCGACCTCGGCATCGGCGGCAGGTGGCTCTCGGACGCTCGCCGGTGCCTCTTGGCGCTTCACCGGCTTGCGGTCGATTGACCACCTGTACACGACCCTGTGCGTCTTCTCGTTGCTGATGGTGAGCGCAGCGATCCGACCGTTGACGACCTCCATCGCATCGACGGCGAACGTGTCGTGGCACTTGCCGTTGGCGATGTTGCAGTCCTCGGCCTTAATCCAGATGAACGGGGCGGTGTACAGCTCGCGACCGATTCCCCACAGGAACCCGGCGCGCTTGAGCGCGTCGCTGCTCTCGCCCTTCTCCGACTCCATGTCGCTCTCGGTTCCGGCGGCCTGCTTGTCGATCCAGAGGCCCTTGTCCGCGTCGTAGACGCTCAGCGTGCAGTTGAGCACGCCCTTGATCTCCTCATACCCGCAGCGCCAGCCCATCGGGCCGAACGTCTCGTCGAGCAGCGCCATGTCCGTGCGGCTCGTCTTGTACAGCAGCAGGGACAGGCCCTTGCCGCTCTTTGACACCTGGCCGATTCTGCACTCGACCTCATCGGGGTGAGGTCTCTCACGAGTCCGCTCATTTCCGCACCTTTCCCAAGCAGTACGTCCATACCGGGAACCCGGTGGACTTCCCCATGTCCTCGACCGCCTCGGACAGCTCCGCATACGTCGAGCACCTGACCGTCTTGCGATGCACGGCCTTCATCTTGCCGGAGCACATCAGGTAGCGCCCGGCCCCGTGCCAGTTGACGCACTTAGTCATCGCGGAGCGCCTCCTTCATATCCGACAGGGCCCTCGACAGCAGCGCGGCCCTCTCGCCGGTTGACCCGTGGTGCGTTTTCGCGAAGTCCGCATAGAACTCCGCCGGGTGCCTGACGGCCTTCACGCGGTCGGCCACGCATCCGCATAGGACGGTCATGAGCACGTCGAGCGACCTGTCGCCCTCCATCCCGAGGTTGCGCTTGAACTCCCTCATCGTGCCGCAACCGTCTGCCGCGGCGAGGAACCCGTCCAGATTCATCGGTAGACCTCCTCGAGACTGAAGTACTTCCCGCACTTCTCCGCATATGCGTCGCGCACCTTCAGCACCGTACGCGGCATCAGCCCGCACTTGCTGAAATCACCGTCGCAGATACGGTAGAGCATCGTGCGCTGGATCCCGCACGCCTCGGCCGCCTTGGACACTGAACCGCACGCGGATACCAGCTCCTTTGCTGCCTGCGATACGACCAGATACGACATAGACAACTCCTTTCCGTCTCGTTGTGTATCAACATTGTAACATATCGTCGATTCGATAGGCACCGTGAAGACCTCTCGGAAACGAGAACATGCTCATGTTGACCTTCGTGAAGGTCCTCACGCCGTGCTCGCCCTTGACGCCGGTCGTCATGGTCTCGATGAGGCCGTACTTCCTCAGCAGCCTGAGCCTCGCGCGGAGCGTCTCCCGTCCGCCGACACGCGCGCACCACAGCTCGTCGCTCACCAGCTCGTAATCGAAGCGCGTCCACTCTCCCGCCCTGCAGTGCTCGATGATGTACGCCAGGACCATGAGGTCGGCGAGCGAGAACGGGGACCTCTCGGGGACCTCCACCGTCGTGGCCCGATACCCGACAACCATTCCCCTGTGTTTCACGCCTTCCATTCAAGCCTCCCAAACCGTTTTAAGGTGCCGTTTACCGGCTACCCTAGCGCCTACACCTAAAAGTCCGAAACATGCCCTAGAAACCGATTCTGTTGCTTCCTATGGCATACCGTGGGCCTTGGCGTATTCGTCGTCCCGTCTCGCCTTCTCCCGCCTGGCTATCGCCTTGCGGAACTCCGCCGCGGATTCCTCGGCGCCCTCGCGCCTCCTCGCCTCGATCGCGTCCAGCTCCCGGCGGGTGATGCTGTTCGCCGCGTATATCTGGTCGATGGGTACCGGGACGCCGTAGGCCCTGATGGCGTCCCCCAGTGACGGCCCCATCTACGGCCTCGGGTTCCACGGGTACCTGGAGCGCGGGAACTGCCGCTCCGTTCCCCCGGCCGCGACCCACTCCTTGGTGAGCCTGTCGGCCTCGACGTACTCGGGGACCCCGTTCTGGACGCACCAGTCGTAGCGGGCGCAGCATGAGGACGGGAAGCCCCCCTTGCCCGTCGAGTTCATGTAGTCCTTGATGAGACGTTCGCGCGGCGACCTCTCCGCGGCCCCGACGCACGCCTCCCCGACGGGGGCGGTGCAGGATGCGTCGGACTTCACCGAGCCGGCCTGCCGGTCCCTCCCGATCCATTTCGAGATGGTGAGGCGGTAGTTCCTGTACCGCTTGCCGGACTGCTCGCAGTACTCGTCGACCCTCGTGATGTAGTCGCGCCAGAAACCGGGGAACTGCTCATCGAGTTTGGCCTCGTCCTCATCGCTCAAAAGAACATGTCCGAACTCGCCGAGCCTGTGTCGCCTCTCTCTAGAATTATTACTAGTTATATCCCCTAGATTATTGGGTGATGTTTCATCACCAGTAACCGGTGATGTTTCATCACCAGTCCGGTGATGTTTCATCACCAGTGATGTTTTATCACCGGTGATGTTTCGACACGCCCTGTAGGCGCAACCCTGACCCGTCCTGACCTTCTCGACGAGTCCCTTTTCCGTGAGTCTCTGCAACACGTTGATGGCGTTCCTGCGGGCTATCCCGCACCAGTCGGCGACGTACTGGGCCGACCCGGTGAACCAAGATTCTCCATCTTGGGAGAACCCGTAGATGAGCGCGTAGGCGACGAGTTCCGACCCCTTCAGGCCCAACTCCTCGACCATGAACGGCCTGAGAACGACGTACGATTCCGTTTGCATTGCCACTCCTTAAAAGAGAACAACCCCGCCGGGTAGATTGCGCCTACCTGACGGGGTTGTCGTTTATCAAACCCGCTGGGATCGGGTGTGATAGCTATGTGCGGGCGCAATCCGCGTGTATCAATTATATCACACGGAGGCCCGTAGGGCTGGGCCGCGTGTGGTATGGGAGACTCGCGGCCCGTCTGCAATTATAGCATCAAATGAGGCCGAACTCGGTGAGGGCGAGCAATTCCCACGGCCTTTTCCCGGTTCCGCGCCTGTTGAGTATGCGGTAGAACTCCACGCCCCTCGTCTTGCCGTCCGGCCGCTTGGAGATAATCGGCTCGGCCCCGGCTTGCAGGCAGTAATCGAGGAACTCATCCCATTCCCTCGCGGAAATGGCCCCGTGGAGCTTGGCTTGGATGAAGTAGGCCCTGCCCCCACGGACGGCCCAGATGTCAGCCGGCGTCCTCGATGCGTACGAACGCATGCAGGTGAAGCCCTTGGCCTTCAGCGCCCTGATGGTCGAGTACTCGAATGAGCGGCCCTTCTCGTACGGTGTCATCGCTATCCCTTCAGCTTCCACTCGTAGACCCGCGTCCGCTCCAGCCTCGTCTCGACCCCCGCCTTCTTCGACAGCTCCACGTACTCGCGCCTCTTCGCATCGGCCTTCTGCTCGAGCTCCCTAGGGTCCAGCCCGGCATTCTCGTGCAGCCTCGCCTGCGCCTTCAGCTTGCGTATCTCGGTCTCGCTGCGCCGCTGCCACTGGCTGAACTCGTAGGCGGTCATGTCGTGCCCGCTCGCGGTCTTGACGCCGGTCTTCCTGCGCGACTCCCTGACCATCGACCTGCGCTGCTCCTCGGTGTACGCGTTGGAGGAAACGCCCAGCACCACGCCCGTCACCATATGGCGGCAGTTCATGCCCTTGCCTATCGGTCGCCGCAGCTCCTTCTGGATGCGCTCGAACTCGGCCTTCGTGTACTGCCTGCCCTGATACGGCAGGTGGTCTTCGGCGCACACGCCGTGCGCGGACACCTCGATCCCGTCGGCCTTGAACCTCTGCGCCTGCTGGTCTCGGATGTCCTGCATCGTCAGCCTGAAGCCGTCCATGACGTTCATCGAGACGGCTGCGTACAGCTCCCTCGTGGAACCGCTCGGGTACATCACCCGCAGCCCGCCCTTGGACAGCTGCCACACAGCCCGCTCTATCGCCTTCGTGTACGACGCGTCGCCCTGCATGATGGATTGTATGGCCGAGTCCAGAATCGCCTTGTACGCCTCGTCCACGCGCCTCACGGTGCCGTCTGGAGCCACCAGAGAGAGCACGGACGTGCGGCACATGGAGGCGACCTTCTGCGCGTTGGCGACCTTGCCGGACTTCAGCGCCGCGCCCATGAACTCGTCGTCGAACACGGATGTCTGGGCGATGCCGCGAGCCTCGAAGAACGGCCTGGCCCACTCGTCTGACGACTCGCCCATGCCGTCCATGACCCTGTTCGACTTGCCCATGAGCATCTGGGCGCCAGCTGACAGCAGCCTCGCTATCGCTCCCATGTCCTCGGCCTGCCACGCACGTGCGATGGCGTACGTGGTGCTCTCGTCCACCTTGCGCAGGCGTGCCACGATGACCGAGAGGACGGCCAGCTCCACGGCCAGACCGTCCTCCTCGACCTCGTTCTGCTCCCGCTCCTGATACTCGATGTCCGAAGCGTCCATCGCTACACCCTAATCTCCCCGAACGCAGGGACGGCAGCTGCCTTCTCGGCCTTTATCTGCGCCACCCTCTCCTTCGCCACCTCGGGGCTTTCACCCATGACGAACACGCGGTAGTCCACGGCGTCCGTCGCGCCGATGGCCTCGCCGGCGAGGATGGCGTTCTGCTGGTCGCTGAACGTGTTGATGTACTCGTCGCTCCACTTGTACTCGACGTGGTAGTCGCCCACCGGGGTCACGCCGTAGAAGTTCATGATGGCGTTCCACGCGTACACCATGTCGCCCAGGTAGCTCTCGCAGACCCCGCGAGCCGTGTTCACGAAGCTCTGGGTCTTGATGGTGCTCTTGCGCACGTTGTCCACGTTCTGATAGCTCTGGTCGTTCAGGTTGCTCAGGATTCCCGAGGACACGCCGACGCACTTCTCGACCTCTTGGTACTGCTTCTCCAGCGCGTCGATGTACGGCTGGAGCTGGATTGTCGGCGCCCACTCCTGAATCAGCGGGCTTCCAGACCCTCCACGGTTGCCGACGTCCATGAACAGGCGCTCGCGACCCTTCGGCAGCACGAGCCTCTGGCTCACGACGTTACCCTCGCTGTCTCGGCGCAGCTCCTTCTTGAACAGCGTCTTGTCGGCGATGATGGCCTTCTCGCTCAGGCCGAACTCCTCGTGCATCTGCTGCGTGAGGTAGTGAATCTCGCGGATGGGCGCTGACGCCCCGAAGCATATCGGCGTTCCCTTCTGCGCGTTCGGGCGCAGCGGGTTGAGCGTGAACGAGCGGTAGCGGCCGATGAGCAGGCGGTCGACGTTCGGGATGACCCACTCCTCCTCGTTCGCCTCAGCCCAGTCCGGGAACTCGCTCAGCGGGATGTCCGTTATCGTTCCGTCCTTCGCGATGAACGTCTTGTAGCGGTTCGCGTAGGTCTGCGTGCCGTCCTGGGCGGTGTACGGCACAAGCTCTATGAGGCGCAGCAGCGTGTACCGGGCGCCGTACTTGATCTGCTTCTCGTCGACGACGTAAATCATCGACGTGACCTCGTGGCCGTTGGCTCCGAGGATGGCGAAGCTGCCGGCGTCCACCAGCACGTTGTCCATCGAGTGCCCGTTCCAGCTCGGAACCGTGATGCTGTCCCCAGTCAGGAACCCCATCGCCACCGCGTTGCGCAGCGTGTCGCGCACGAACGCGTCGGACACCTCGTCGAGCATCCTGGCCCGCGCCGAGCCTCCCTCAACCGGCATCGAGTACTCCAGCATCATCAGGTTCGCGAGCGACTCGCACACCATGCTCTCCACCGAGTAGTCGGTGCCCTTCTTGCCGCTGTCTCGGTACGCGGCTGCTGCTCGTATCCCTGAATCCGCTTGCCCAGGGCCGCGGCGAGGCGGTCCAGCACCATGTCGAACAAACCCATCGGCCTCTCCTCTCAATCGTCAGCGTAATTCTAGCCTAGTCCCACTCGAAGCACGACAGCTCCTGCAGGCCCACCGTCTGCACGAAGTAGCGCATCGCGTCGCAGTTGTGCGTTACGAGACCGCCGTTCACTGCGAAATTGTGGGTTTCATCGACTGTCAGATTGTAAACGGGTTTGACTTCGCCCGTGCGCCTTGCCCGCGCGACCTTTACAGCAGAAACGCCGTTTGCCGTACTTTCATGTTTTGTTCTTTCGACGTCGTGCGATACGTCGATTATCCTATCGCCACGGCTCAGGCTGTCGCAACGCTTCCAGCCCGAGTCGGTGAGAAACGGATGGTTCCCCGTGCATTCGACTGTCCTACCGTCTTCGAGGACGACCTCGTAAGTTTCCTCGAACCCAGTCAGCGCGACGTCTCGGTAGCCTTTCAGCACCGTTTCCCCGTCGTCGTAAGACCAGACGCGTCCCGATGTTCCGACAAGCTCGTCAATCCGCACGGCCCCGCCGTCGGTTTCAACCATCGTTGACCCGACTAGACAGGCGTGGTCGTCCTCCTTGACGACCTCCTCGTGCCTCTTGTGCTCGTTCCATCGGTACAGCCCCAGCTCGGACAGCAGTCGACCGCACTTCCTGCCGATGAACAGCCCGTGCTGCTTCAGCGCCGTCATGGTGTTGCTGATGCCCTCGATGACGGCGTTGTTCGCGCCTCGGTAGTCCCACTCGCCGTGGCGTGCGATGCACTCCATGAAGGACGAGGACGATGGGTCGATGACGACAAGCTCCACGTACCTCTTGCCCATCCACTTCTTCAGCGCCTCGTAGTGCTCCTCGTCAGTCCTGCGGTGCCCCTCGGCCTGCGAATCGAAGCAGTACTCGTCCACGGCGTAGGCCACACCCGCCTTTATAACCCAGTCGATGGCGACGAACGGGTTGGTGATGCCGTAGTCGATAGAAAGGACGTGAGGCGACCTCTGCACGTCTTCTGCGGGCAGTTCCGCGCACATCGTGTCCTCTCGGAAGTCCTGATACACCAGACCCTCCGCCACGACCCATAGGCCTCGGATGAATCGGTCGTAGAACACGCCGCTGTACATGCGCTCGTACCTCTGCCGCACCGATTCGCTCAGCGTCGGGTTGTCCGACATGTCGAACTTCATCACCAGCAGGTGCTTCTCCCGCGCCTTGTCGATGAAGTCCTTCTTCACGTAGTGCGTCGGGTAGGACGGGTTGCAGTTCCACCAGAACTTCGCGCCGTCCACCGAGCAGCGGGCGAGCGCCTGGTCAACGAACGAGCGCGGCATCAGCGCCACCTCGTCCAGCAGGCACCCTGCGGCGGTCATGCCCTGAATCACGTCCTGCGCCTGCTCGCTCGATGCGCCGAACAGCCAGTAGGTGTTGGTGCCCACCCTCACGAAGCCGTTTCCGCGGTTGTACTCGAACGGGAAACCCATCTCCTGCCCGAGGATGGTCAGCATGGGCATCACGACGTTTCGCGTCAGAGAGCCTATCGTGCGTCCGGCAACGATGAAGTTACGGTATGAGAACGTGCTCTGCGACCAGAGGATGAACCCCGTAAGCATCGCCCAGGTCTTGCCCGAGCGCACAGCTCCCTCTGCGATTACGCCGTCGTACTTGGACGAAGCGCCCGACCACCACGTGGCCAGGCGCTTCTGCTTGTCGCTGAACCTAATCATCTGACTCCCCGAGGCCGAGCGCCGCAATCCAGTCCTTGATGTTCGCGTCCTGCTCCTCGTTCACGGCGATGTCCTGACGGTCGCGCCACATGGCGGGGTTGCGGTTCTTCAGCCAGAATATGCACGCCGTCGTGTCTGGTGCGAGCTCGCGCTCCACCTCCTCGATGCGCTTCACCGCCGGCTGGCCGTCCACGACCTCGATTACCCTCTTCGTCTCCTTGGACTTGCCGCCCATCGCCCGCTCGTACAGGCTGCGCTCACCCTGAGGTCCGTCTGCTGCCTGCCCTCGTTTAAAGCTTCCGAAAACTCCGCGTGCTCGTCCCTCCACTTGTAGATGGTGGACAGCGCAACGTCCATCTCCTCGGCGATCTGCTGCATCGTGGCACCGCGCATGGCGAGGCCCCGCGCCCACGGCACGTGGTACCTCTCGTCGTACTTAGTCGGCCTTCCGCCCGCGTGCGCCATACGTCCCCTCTCCCGACATGTTCTCGAATATCTCCCGAGGCCGGCCTATCTCGCCCGCCTTCATCTTTCTGCCGATGATTGATTTTACACCCTCGTGCGTCGTTGTCGAGATAGCGGCCCTTCCGAACGGCCCCATGATGGGCGCGTACGCCCTGCCGAACCGCTCGCGCATGGGAACCGAGACGTTGCGCCCGATGTCGCCGGGTGACACGCCCATGGGCGGGTCGATACCGTCAGGCCCGACCCCGTGCGGTATCCTGTCGGGAATCGTGAAGTCGTCCTCCGGCCACGACTTGCCCGAGCGCACCGCGCCCTCGGCGAAGTTCCGGCGGCGGCGGGCCCCGCGCACGCACTCCTCTTGCCTTTCCGTGAGGCTGAACGACGGCACACGGCCTGGACCGTCCCGATGCAGGTCTATTGGATTATACCGTCTGAAGCCCTCAGATGCCGTTTTTAGCCCGCTTCACCGCTTTGTCGAGCAACCACACCGGGAGCGCGAGGAACGTGCAGATAACGCCGATGTGGGCCAGCAGCACGAGACGCAACGCTCCCCACCACCAACCTATGAGCACCCAGTACAGGCAGCCGTGCCGCATCAGTACATCACCTGCGTATAGTAGGCCGAGGCGTAGGCGAGGACGGTGAACGCCGCCCACGCCGCCGTGACGCCGATGCTCTTCTTGTCCCATATCGACGTCAGCGCATTGCAGGCCCCGACGCACACCATCACGAGCGATGCGAGCTGAACCGTGAACTGCTCCATTAGTTTTCCTTCCCCGTGTAGTAAGGCTTGCCGTCAACGAGGCAATTGATGCCTTCCGGCTCGGACTTGGGCGCGTGCCGGCCGCAGTCGCAGGCCTGCTCGACAGCCGCCGGGTAGACGCTGCGGGCATAGCCGAAACGGTCGATGGGGTACACGCGCCCGGGGTCGGAAGGCGACTCGTACGCGGTCTGCCGCCGACTGCCGTCGAACGGCGCGCGGCCGTCCTCGCGGAAGTCCTCCACCTTGCGGTCGTTGACGTTTAACGCCTTCATTGGGTGCTCCGATCTCGATGTCCGACAAGCTCATAATATAACTACTGTATCAACTTTGCAACACTAAACCGAAAACAACGCCCCCGGCAGAACCGGGGGGTCATCGGAAAGGAGCCGCGCCGCACGTAGAAAGACCGCGGGCGCACTGGGATTGTACTACTTCGCGTAGAGTCCCGCAGCCAGGGCCTTGCCTATCGCCACGTTCGTGTTCTGGCCGTTGTACCCGTCGCACCGTCAGGGCCGACTGAGATACCCGTGGTCGATGAGCCATTGCTGGTGACGCTTGATCGTGCCGCTGCTCATCTGGC